CTTTTTGCAAACCGTTCCAGCGCACACTGGGTGATTCGGTGGAGGTTCCCGTACTAGTTTTAGTGAATGGTTTAACTTGCAGCGCGGCAAGCGACCCAAGGCCATAAAAGCCTATCCCAGACAAATTGGAGCCAATATTCAATGTTTGGCATGCGTTATCAAAATTAAGAGCAGGGTTTTTAAACCCAGAGTAAAGCCCCTTTTGGTTAACTGTTCCCGGTTTAAAGTCAGCAAAAACCCGTGCATAATTTAAAGTGTTAGAATTGGTATTTTTAATCGGAGCGTCATTCAACAATATTCCACGAAATCCGTTTTCGTTAGATTTAGGGTTTGCGTTGCTTAAGTCTATTAACTCCCCATCTTTGTCACATAATCCCGCTACCTCTCCCTCACAAATCGCATCAATGGTTTGATATATCCCTACCGACTCTAACCTTCTGCCTTTGGTCGTGTCGACTCCTTTGCATATAGTGGTGTACTCGAGTTTGTCATAAAGCGCAACGTAACTGGCAAAATCATAAGAAGAGGATAGAGCGGCAAACTCAGGATTTTGAGCCACCAATTCACGATAATTCTCCGCCCATAATTTAGGGCGATAAATTATATCCAGCGAACTAACGTTTTCTAACCTCTTTATACTCACGGCTTCCTCTCGTCTTAAGGTGGTATGTATCCCTCATTAACGAGCAATAGCCCGTCGTTGGGACTTGTGTTGGCATATGTAGGAGTGGTTACATCTCCAAAATCCGCAGTAAGGGTGTTGTATAGCTCAGTATCAAATATATATTTATCAACGGCAAAACTACTGACAGATACCGTCCTACTTCCCACTATAAATCTTCCGTACCCCACGGGAACCGGCAAACCCTGTTTTGCGACATTTTCTGCTTGCCCAAAAATAAAAGAGGTTGTACTGACGATGTCAGGATCATCAGGTTCCATCATCTTTGAAATCAACAAGCTTATACCAAACGATAAAGCGGCAGCCAAGACAGCCCCAATTACAAAAGCAGCCACCTTCGCAGCCACTGTCTTGCCAAATATTGCCGCGGCAATAGCTGCAGAAGTAGCTGCCACAGCCCCGAATAAAATAGGAATGATTCTTACTTTTTTATCTCTAACGTTACAAATTAAATGAGAATCTACCGCAACCTCCTTGTCGTCCACAAAAATTGCAAAAGTTCTCTTTTTTGCATTTGAAAAATAGCTTCTTAAGCGGTTGGTATTAGCTTCAATCGCATTTAACGTCTCTTTTAATGTTTTGGTTTTGAAAGAAAAGCGCCGACCTATCACTTGGCCTAATCTTCCCTCTAGAAAAACTTCAGTCATTCTAGTATATTATACACCTTTATAAAGAAAAATAAATTGACTTCTGAAGTTTTGGGTCATAAAAACAAAATTCCCCATTTTCCACCGAATACACCATATTAGGAATGGCAGCTTCTCGGGCAGAACAGATGTCCGCGTCGCTTAAAATAGCCTCTCCTTTAGGGTGCGAATGAAAAACACAGGAAATGTCTTCTATTCTATCAAAATAATAACGAGGAGGGATTAAAAACGTTGATTCGGGGTCTTGAGCCCCATTCTTAACAAAGAAAATCTTGTTTTTGCAAATGAAACCGCACACCTCAAAAGTACAGGCGTCTGCCACTTTTTTAATATTTTTTAAAAAATTAACGCGCAAAACGATAAGCCTCTATGGACGGGAATCCCCCAAAAGGAAGCCCATTATGGTATTTCCCGTATAATGCATAGCGACATCGACAACCTTCAAGATTTTTAGTGCATTGATCTTTTTTCCACGAATTAAAAGCTATTCGAGGGTCGGTAGAGGTGGTGGCCGTTTTAATACATACAAAAAAGTCATCAGGACTATCTGTCATATTTTGCTCCGTATTGGTCACGTCGTCTTTAGCTAAATTGAAAAAACGGGATTTTAAACGAACTACGTCTCCAGCCACATATTTTAATGTAGCCGCTTCGCCATCCACTAACGTTCCTGTTAACTGACCGTATAAAGTTGTTACTCCTGCCGTAGACCCAGTAACTACCGATGAACCAGTAAGGGTACCCGACAAAGCTGGCTCTCCTGCAGCAGCCCACCTGCTAGTGGTAAAAACGCTTCCATTGCTAAAAGTAAACGCAGTATTGGACAAAATATTTGTATCCAAGCCTTCTGTCCGGAAGCCGTTCCCGGTATTCGTATCATAAGCCCCTGCGGCTTGAGTCTCCCCTTTTGTGGTAATGGCCGGAGCCATCCGGTTTAGCTTGAATGTTCCGCCGTTTGCAAAAACCAACGTTCTATTAGTGAGAATAGTAACACTTACGGGGTCAACTACTATACTTTCTGTCAAAGAACATGTGATTGAAGCGTCGCCATTACCCGCGTCACTAATTTCTATAGTTGGATTGGGACGCGAATAGCTGTCGTCAGTAACTTCACCTTTTAAATAATCACTTCCAGCAGTACCAATGCTAACTCCATCAATTACCCCCGCGGTAACCGTATAAGTTCCGGCGAAACTGGATCCGCCGTTTTTAGTAGCCACTGCGGTTAAAGTTCCTGCGCTGTAACCGGTTCCCCCCGCCGCAATAGTTAATGACTGAATCCCGCTGGTGTAGCCACTTCCATTATTAACGGTCACGCTGGTGGAAGTTTTATTAAAATCGCCGCACCAATTTAAATTTAAATTATATCCATTTGAAGAACTGAACAATTTGTTTTTCTCGTCCGCTACAGGTAGTCCCAAAAGACCCATCGTTTGCTGTTGAGTTACTCTGGTATAACCTGTAGCGTAATTGTTATCATTATCTCCGTGGGATCTGTAATCTTGAAAAAAGTATTCAGTGTCTCCCTCCACACTCCCTTTGTTGGGCAATACCTGTTTATAATCTGAACGTTGCCCATAAAGGCAGCCGTCCCCCCTATACTTCCATGGGCAATACCCTGCAATCATAATCCGGGCAGGCACCTTTACGTCCTCCAGCTCCAAAGGCGAAACGAGTTCAAACTCAATTACATATTTATTTTCTGTAATTTTTTTGTTGATCTTGTAAATGTCATCATCAAAACGCGACTCTGGATCGGGAATGCCGAAAGGGTTAATGTTGTTAGGAAAATTTTCGTTGTCTAAAAATTTTAAATATATTCGTTTACGAATAATATTTTTTCCCACCAAGTCCGCCCTCTTTTTAATTATATCTGAAAAAATACCTTGAGGGTTAGCTATGGTGAGCTTGGGACGTGGAAGCTGTCCGTCCCCCCTCACCTCATATCCGTCTGCTTCAATAGGTAACGAATAATAAATTCTTTTATTAAGGATAATATCTTTGGTGCCGTTTTTTCCCGGATGAAACCTGTAAAAACCGTCCTCTTCGCCCAAGTCTACTTCAAACAACTCTACAATGGTGTCCGGCTCAAGATCCAGTAGCGAAGCGTTGTGTAATTGTGTTGCCATGATTTTTAACTGTCAAAAACAATAAAACCCCCGAACCCATTACCATCAGCAATTTTATTTCGAATTTCTTCTCTATTTTTGTCTAAATATATTTGCTGTGTATCGGTATAATCGGGAATTTGGGAAGGAATTACCGTTTGAATTTTTAATTCTTTGTTGCTTAATAAGTTTGTGACAGCCTGTCTTTCTTGGTGTTTAAGCTTTTTATTATAGACTACTATCTGGCCAATTCCACCTTTCCATTGATAGGCAGTTTCCATATAAAGAGGCATATCTGCAACGGTAGTCGCTTCGTTGCTTGGACCGCCCAATATAGGTTCGTCTATGAAACTATAGTCAGTTAAACCAGTAAAATATTTGGTAGCTATATTTGTTCCATCCCTGTGTATATTTCCTAAACGAGATAAGCCCACTCTTTCGTTGGATATATTCCATATATATGCGCGATTATCAGGATATTTAAATGCTTCTTGATAAGCCTCGATAGTATTACCCTTCCCCACCCCTGTGTTGTCAAGTACGGAGCCCGCTGTAGTAAAAAACTGAGATTGAGAGGTAAAGTCCCATGTTGCCTCGTTGGCGCTACTGCTCCATGCCCACGGAAGACGAGTCCAAATAATCTCACCTCCATCTAAATACCAATCATAATCAGTCCTACTCATGGGAACCAAATAATAAAATATATCAAACCCCTCCATTGTGTTCTCCAACTTTCCAGCCCCGGTTATACCTTTTATCTTAAGTCTTTTGTCTTGACCGGCGGTGGGCAGCCAATTGTTCTGCCCAAGGTTGGTGTCAAAATGAACGCAAGTTTTATTTGAAAAATATCCGGCTGGATGAGCTGTATTGTTTTTTTGATAAGTTGGAGCCGAACTAGCGGAACTGCTTGGATCATACTGTACCATATAAATTTTAGTAGGATCATTAACTGAATTCCACCTTTTTACCGCATCACCATCTTCAGCATCGTCAGTACCAGCGGCATTTTCATATACATTTTGAGATGCATCAAAATGGGTAACGAAACCTCCCACCTCATCAAAAGAATTTATAGCCAATGATGGGTTGGATGTTAATTGAACAGTTAACAATTTGCTTCTAAAATTTGCGCGCGTGTAATTGCTGTTTCCAGTTCCATCTAAAGCTCTACCTGCTTTACCGCCCGCTGTTGCAAGGGTTTTATCCGCATCTACAGTAGAATCCGGTTGAAAAAAGTCATCAAAATCAATACTAATTCCATTGGCTCCATCTGAACCTATCACACCGCCAATCGCACCCGCCGATTTTTTGATAGAGCTAGCGCTTCCGAGGCCCACCTTTGCTGCCGACCCCCTTGAAAGGCTATCTACAGAAACGTAACCGGTTCTTAAAAATGTTCCGGGATAAGAAATACCAAACCCTTGTCCTCCCCCTCCTACGCCACCATCATGTGATCCAATGATATCTCCAATAGCAAATTCAACAGGGCCTGTCCAAGAGGGCATCCCTTTTTCCCAAACTGCCATCAGAATAGCCCCCGTAAAATCTATTTCAATGGTCTCTCTGGTGGTGTTAGGGTTTTTATGTAAACCGCTACTTAATTTTCCCTTTCTAAACGAAGTTCCCGACTGGTTGAGCGGATTGCTGTGAAAAGCTATTTGGATAATACCATCACCACCTCCTTGAGCCACTTTCAGGTTTTTTACTTTAGGCTGAATAAAAGGATCTCCTGCGCCTCCGCCGCCGCCGCCCCCGGCGACAAGAGAGCTTTGGGCTTTAATGATAGTAAAATTATCAATATTAGCGTCAGAGATCCTAATGGCCGCACTCCCATCTGAACCTGCTGTAGAGTCAGTTATTGTACCGATTTCCAACCTTTGGGAATCTTTTGGAGTTGTCGGGTTGACATTAAATTGTTTTATACTTACGTGGCCGCCGTCTCCTCCTTTACCTCCCATTCCCATTACCATAGAATTTTCTTCTAGAATCAAAACTCCAGTTAATTCTAATGAAGGCTGTGTGGGGGATAAGGCTGTGGCCGCACTGTTCATTAAGCGCTTACCGGTGTCGATACCCGCCTTGGTCGAATCAGAAGAACCTACCACCGCTCCCTCTGGAACTATCCACTTTATACCACTATAAGTAAAATTACTATGACCTGTTGTCATATAATTTATATCGATGTCTAAAGTTGTAAAAACGTCCTCCATGGCACCACTTAAATTAATGTTTTCTGTGCCATTCGGCAAATATATATCCAAAGATTGAGGGTTTTTTGCATCAACTTTTATGTTGCTAGAGCTGGAAGAGGGTAACGTAGTGTCGCCGCTTTCTAAACCTGCGGCTACATCGGTGGGAACGTCCTGAGTAAAATCAGTTACCGGGTAAGCATATACCCACGGGCTCTCATTACTCCTCGATAACGACGGAACTTCACTTATAAACTGAGACTGAATCCGATAATAGTGGTCAGCCCCAAACGCTTGATTCTCTAACCCACTTTGACCGTAAGAAGTTTCAGGGTTCGGAAGAACAGCTTCTTCTCTTTGATAAAGCTGGGCTATACCAGTAGGGGTGCCATATTTTCTGACAGGATAAGTTGTTGCGGTCCAGTATCCGCCCCCATTTTGGTTCGAAGGCACCTGAATATCCTCATATTTAATATTAAAATAACCAACTGTACTCCAAGTGCCTGTCGCAGAGCTGGCGTCCGTATCTATATTGGTGGCGCTATCTATTTTATAACGACTTAAATAATAACCACTGGAAGGGTGTTGCCATTGTAATTCAGCTTGAGGTTTTCCGTTTGCGCCATAAGAGCTTTTAACTAAAAATCCTGACGGTTTAGACGGTAACTCCTGCGATATCGCCGGACCCCCCGTTACTTTCCCCGTGATATTTACCTTTATATCTCCCTCTGAATCGGTTCGTCCATCATACTCCGAAACAGTATTGAGCGTTAATTGACTAATGAATAGGCCATTGTGATCGGGCCCAGTGGAGGTTCCCTCGTCGGTAGGCCCAGTAGAAGTATCTACAGTGGCAGTAAAATCAAAAGGTATAAATTTGTTTTCCCCGGGCAATATTTTTATAGGAGAATCCATTCCAGAGGGAAAATCATAAGTGTCAACAAACGTATCGTTTCGCGTCATGGAAGTAGAAATAGGGTAATTTCCACTGTTTGTTAAATAAAACCCAGTTCTAATCGTAAAGCCACTAAAACCCGAAAGCAACATTCCAGTACTGTTAACAAACTCGTTGCCTTCTGCTCGCTGCGTAACTGTTGACGGTACTGACATAATTAACTAAAATCTGCTACAAAATAAGGATCAATAGTGACCAACGTAGTAAAGGCCACGTTTTTTCCGAGTGTGTTGAGCGGAGTCTCTATTAAATTTACGCTCACTGTATTATTATTTTTATACTCTATTTTATGTTCCCACTGTGGACAAACAAAAGCTTTACCCGTTATATCATAAGGAGCAGGCGGCGTAAATTCAAACAAGTGATGCCCCTTGTGAGTTTCTAAAAAATGAACCAAAGCTTTAGCTTCTTTATCTCCTCTCCCCTGTAGTTCGAACTGAAGATTTAACAACGATTTGTTGATACCGTCTTGTGTTCTCATGAAGTAATCGTTTTGTGTTGTTTGCTTAAGGTAACGAGGGGACTCGGGAACTGACACTCCTTGATTCAAAGAAAAATAAAACCTATTTTTAGTCCATAACGAAGAATCCCCTGTAGGAGAATTGGTGGTGTCTGCAACTGTTTCTGTGGCCCCAGTATAATAATACCATCCGGATTGATGAATTTTAAAACGATCATTTTCATAACCCCCGGGAACAGTTCCACTTAAATAAGAAATATCATGCGTCGAATAAGAGTTTCCCTCAGCAAAATAACCACGCGTTTGATCAAAGGGAATATAATATCCCTCCCAATCCATAATTGACGCGTTTTCTTGAGATAATGTTGTACTGATAGAGTTGACATCGGGATAATCAAAAGTACGAGTAAAATTCTCAATATAAAACTCGCCGCTTTTGTCGTAGGGCGCAAAAGGTGTATAATAAATACCAGTATAAGCCCCAGTTTCCTTTTCTCCTTTATTAAAAGAGTCCTCAAAAAGATGGATTAAAGCTTTAGATTCTTTATCGCTCCTTTTGTTGTAACTCATATTAAATTTTACTGAAAGAGCGTTTTCGCTTTTAGCGAGAAGGTTATAATAGCCGTCCCCATAAGCCACGTTATATGCTTTATTCTCATAGGTTACGGAGGATCCGTAAGAAGGTTCAAAAAACAAATCTTGAGTCCAGTTTGCATTAGTTGTTCCCGGGGCATTAGAGGTTGTTGAAGTTTGAGGGGTGTCGCCGCTGTAATAATAATGACCCGAAGCTACCCCCAAACTTTCTGCCTTAGTCTCTGTCCCTGCAGAAGTGTAACCACTAAAATAAGCAATATCATACTTGGAATAAGCGTCTCCCACCTCAAACGCATTAACGCGCGCCGTGTTAGTAACCCCCGAACCTAAAACATATGCGGGACCAGCCATCTTAGTATAAACACCTTCCTGTTAAATAAGCCTGAGAAGCGGCTATTGTACCATCAATATAACCACCCTCTCGTATGCTTAAATCTTGACTAAAAATTTGACCGGTACACCCAAAGTTTGCCAATGCCGAACTACCGTAAGTATCAAACACTTTAATATTTAATTCTGCATAATTTCCCGTGATAGACATAGCGTCTCCAACATCCTCACCCGCGATAGACAAATTAATTCTTACGTCTTCTTTTGTAACACGAGAGGGTAATTCATTTCCCACTGTTACCACTGGATTCCGAGAACAAGACACACTATAATCAAAAGAAACTTTTTTGCTGATCTTAACATCGGTTCCAGCCATATAAGAACGCAAACTGTGGGAAACGTTTGTTTCGTTTCTTAAGGTGTTATCCGATTCCCCTTCATCGCTGAGAGCCGAAAGTTCTCCGTAAATATCCATTTCAGATCGAAACAAAATAGGAGCATAAGGCGTTACCGAAAAACTCAATGTTTTTATATAGCCGCTGGCAAAAGTCATTCCCGCTAAACTTCCCTCCAAAGGTTCCCCAGTATGTTCGATAGCTGTTAAAGGGTTGAGGAAATCATGAAAGGTTCCTGTGCAATAATGAGAAAAAGATAAAGTCCCCCTCACAGGGGCTGTCGGAGCATAGTCTATAACCGACCCCGTAACATTAGTTATAGGCTGCAAAGAAGCTTGAACACCCAACTCCGCACTTTCAGCAAAAATATTTGTATCTGCGATTTTAAGTAAAGCTTTTTCGTATTTTATGAACTTGGTTGCCATTAATCAATTTCAAATTCAAAAGTTAGCGCTACATTGGGATAAAACCATCCGGTGGTCGAATTTGTGTCGATAGAAAAAGCCAAATAATCCCCTTCGCTAAACTCTAAAACACTCGCTGTATCAGTGAAGGTGCTAGTGTTATATCCCAGCGTATAGCTCGTAGAATCACTCGACGTAGCGGTCGTCTTATGGGCACTATTGGTGGTGCCCATCCCCGAATTACCGTCAGCGCTTGGCAAAGATGACCCAGAATAAAACATCAATGTGGGTGTTATATTACCCAAAACGTTAACCTGACCCGGAGGAAAATAAACAGTTATGTCCACTTGTACCAATTTGCCATTATGAGGAGCCCGAGACATGTATTGAGCGTCAGGAGTTTTAGCTGTGGTATCTATGTAGCCCTCGTATAAAGAGGATAGACCCGGTAGTACAGTATTTAAAGCTGGGAATACGGGGCCTGTTTTATCAGCTTTTATTCCTATTGAAAAAGTTTGCAGAAACCGTCCCCGACAATAATCCCCTGCCGCATGAAAAGGACTTGCCACATCTGTATTAACATTGAAATATCCATGAGCGTGCGTTCCCCCGTCAGTGTCAATATAAAATTTATTATTACTTAAGGTCGTGTTGAAAGCAACATTATCCGCGCTAAAATCGCTACTATCATAATGAATACCAAAGAAATCAACACTAGTATTTCGAAAAGCCCCAGCCATCCAATTAACTTTTTCGGCTCCACCTATGCCACTCATATTACCAAACCAAATTAAATTGGTGGGCCTTGCGGCCGCTACCGCAGAGGAGTTTCTTAATTCTATTTTAGTTCCCGTTGTATTCGAGGAGTTGAATGACCCAACGAAAATATCAGCCGCAGCTGTGCTGCCGTCTACACGCAAACGTCGACCAAAAGTAGTTGCATTGACATTAAGCTTACCTGCGGAAAAATTAACTGACCCCGACCCTAAAGCTGCATTAGTATCACGGATTCCCACGTACCCCGTGGTGTCCGACATGATATATCTTTTTACTTCAGTGTCGTTAGCGCTTAATTCGATAATAGCGCGACTTGAAGCTACTGAATTTTGTAATTTTAATGCAGGGAGAATGCCTGAAGCATCTTCAGAAACATGCAGCCTAGCTCCCGGGCTTGATGTATAATTTATGCCTACTTTTTTATTGGAACTTTGGGCGTATATTGCAGCTGCAGTGCTATCACCCACAACATAAACGTCTTGACTGGCAGATTTTTCCAAATGCAATCCGCTTTGTGACTTAATCTCTCCTGTGCTCGGGTCTAATATAATATTATTAGTTCCCGTCGCACCCACATCACCCACAACCTCTAAAGTATAAGATGGGCTCGTGTCTCCTATCCCAACGCTTGCGCCAGTGCTTCCATCCCCCACCAAATGTATTCCGGAGTTACCACCAGCAAATTCATAATGGTTTATACTGAAGCGCGATGTACGTGCCGTCGTATCATAATAAAATCTAAAAGCCGCACCCTTATCATTAGCCACATCTATTCCGAAAATCATTTGACTATATCGGCCGTCGGTAGTGGCAGATGGGTTTAAAATATAAGCCAAATTCAAATTAGCATCGGTCGCGCCTCTTATAGCCAAGAAAGCACCGGGAGTGGTGGCAGCTCCGGGTCCAACGCCAACATTACCCCCCTCATGGACTTTAATGCCATAAGCGCTATCTTTATCTAAAAGTTTCAACCCGTTGGTGTCCGCGGCCTTCACATACCGTTTTCGGTTGAGGTTGCTGATCAACAGCTGCTTTGTGACAGGATTTGCGTTGTCCGCGGTATAATCACAGAAAAAGAACCTGTCGTTCTCGAGTGGAGGTGCGTTAAAATCACTATAATCTAATATTTTGCCCATTTTTAGTCCTTATTGTAGTAGTCTTTAAATTCTAAATTTACACTTAAAACGCCATCAACACTGGATTCAATGCTTTCTGAAACCAAATGCCCCGTCGTACTTAAAAATTCATATCGTGTTATACCGGCTCCATCATCCCCCAAACATTCTCCCGCGTCATCTTGTAGACACAACGTAGATCCCACAACTTGATGTCCGTTTAGTGTCTCCTCTTTGGCCCCCAAGCGAATTTCAACACCGATTGTTTGATAATTTCCACTGCGAATATTGTCTATCATGTTCGCCGTGTCATAGTCGTCCATCTCGATTGTAAAATTGGTAGTAATTTCAATAGGATATTCGGTAACTACTTCGGCGGGCGCATAATAAGTTTCGCTCGTTTTTTGGTCTAGGGTGTAAATTGGAACACGATTAATGTCATAGCTTTGCGAAACCGAAACGGCACGATTGGTCCCCGACCCATTATAAGTCAAAAAAACCGACTCGTGATTAACGACCCCTAAATTTTGGAGGGGAGCAGTGCCAGAGTAATCTAATTCGCCTTCGCGTGCACCACTCCCCATCTGGCCAAAAACAGCAAATGTCGATTCCATGGTCGGAACATCTTGAACACTGCAGTTTATACTGTAACTTGTAAGATAGCCAGTATTAAATCCATAAACCTTTTCGTTTCCAGCTCCAATCTCAACTCCATATAACAAAGTGCCAGAAACCGGATATTCTCCCGTCAGATCTAGAACAGGATCTTGGTAAAGCATATCGCGTGTCATGGAGAATTCGCCCCGAAGCGGTTCGGCAATAACTTCTCGCACAAAACCCGCACCCAGAACTCTAACCTGTTTTTGGCCGACACTATAGCCCGCGCTCAGATCACGAATCCCGGAGACTCCTGTGCCCCCGAGATAAAATATTTGTTCGTAACTTGGTGATGCGTTTTTGGCCATTATTTTCTTGTCTAGCGCCCTTTGCCTGTACTAGCCAAAGAACCTCCCACTCTTTGTTCTTCAGATATAACTTGCACTACGGCAGCTCGGATTCTTTCGCTCAGCTCCTTGCCTTTAGTTTTGTCGTCTTTAGTTGATTCTAGGTTAGCATTTTCGTTGCCCTCGGCTGTGCCTGCTTTGTTGCCGCCACCCTCACCGCCCATTGAAATGTTGATTGAAATATTATTGGTATTGGTTGCGCTTTGCGCATTCAATGGGGCTGGGGATTCAGGACCCACAGAGCCTCCACCTTGGAAACCCGGAATAAGACCTCCGTTTAAACGACCCATGAATCCTAACCCGTACTTCCTCACTGCACGGTTGTTCATCACATATTCGCCACCGCTTAAAAATGCCGGAATAGAATCACGATTTATGTAGCCTCCAGAAATTTTACCTCCGCCTTTACCTTTTTTTCCGGGAGCAAAAGGACCCATATAGTGTTCGGCACCGTAGTTTGCGAGATGCTTCTGTATGGATTCGTCTATCGCTCTCTTTAAAACTGACGGCATCTTCGTGGGAGTTGACCCCTCAAAACCTAAATTAGCTGCCATTTGAGGTGTCAGAGTACCCATTTGTTGGAGATTTTGAAGAATTTTTGGCAACTCTGCCGTTGCCCCTTCTCCCGCCTTCATGTCATAACCTTTTAAAAGACTACCGGTACGCTCCACGGCATTAGGTGTCCCCGCTGTCGCTTTTTGTAACTTCCCGATGGACGACCGTTTCTGCATGCTACTTCCAATAGCACTAACTCCCATCCCAATTCCTGTGGAAATTAAAGTGCTTAGGAATTGTTTTTTCATAGCCTCTTTTTCTGCTTTTTTGCGCTGCCTCTCTTCGTA